ACCTACTGGTGGCGTCCGTACATCGGCTGGGGCCGGCGGCAGTTCGTGGTGGGCATCCGCCGCAACCGTCGCGACCGTATCTGTCCTGAGCACCGCTTCATCCGCCTGGAGAATGAACTGTGGTGAAAACCTGGGTGGTGGAGGGCAAGATGTTGGGGCGATTTTCCTTTGAGTGTGAGTACTGCGGGTACTGCGGAGGCAACTACGCCACCAGGGAGACAGCCCAGGTCTATGCCGACATCCACGCCAAGTACGAAGTCCCCGAGCACCGATGACCGACCTAGTCAATCATCCTCCGCACTACGGCAGCCACCCATCAGGTGTCGAGTGCATCCGCATCGTGGAGCACTACAACTTCAACGTGGGCAACGCCATCAAGTACCTGTGGCGGGCAGGCCTCAAGGATGGGGTGGACCCGGTGGAGGATCTGAGGAAGGCAGCCTGGTATGTCAACCGGGAGATCGAGAGGATCAGCGGTGAAGAAGCTAGGGCGGTACCCGATGTGGGAATCGAACGAGGGGCCACCTCACATGGTGTTCACGACCGACATACGACTGCCTTCAGCGGCCAACGCTCATGAGCGACTCATCCGGCGGCACCTGGAAGTCTGCCCCCAGTGCCGCGAGTGGTCCGACGAACACGGCAATGACTGGGCCAGGTGGTTCTGGGTTGACTCTGACCTTTGACGAGTGGCTGGAGATCGGTATGAAGGAGGGGTACTGCTCTAGCCCTGTCTGTAACACTCATGATGGGCTGCCCTCCAGCGAGGAAGAGGACGCTGAGTGGGAAGACGGGGGCGATCCCTGCGTCCCGGCAGTGAGGTTGTTCTGGCATGACTGACATCTACATCGGGATTGATCCTGGATCCAAGAACTGTGCCCTGGTGGCCTGGTCGCCCACCGGGGGCCTGGTGGCGGCGTGGAAGCCCAAAGGCACCATGCCCAAGGGGGTACTACGCCTGCGCCGGCTGATGACCGAGATCGGCGCAGAGCTAGAGAAGCTGGACACCAGGGGCAACTGGATCAAGGGCATCGCCATGGAGGGATACTCGATGGCTGAACGCTACGGCCAACACGCCTCCGGTGAGGTGGGAGCAGCGATCAAGCTAGCCGTGCTGGGCCAGTTCGCCACCGACGACCGGAGGGCCTACCCGACCCTCGTCACCCCTCAGCAACTCAAGAAGTTCGTCACCGGCAACGGCAACTTCAAAGGCGAGATGATGTCCAAGGAGGTGCTGAAGCGGTGGGGCGTCGACTTCCCCAACAACGACCTGGCGGTGGCCTACGGCCTGGCCCGCATAGCTCACGCCGTCGATGCCGATCCGGAGGGCCTGACCCAGTTCCAGAGGGACGTGGCCGTCGCCCTGGACGGCAGGACCGAGTTCGACCCCACCGCCACCCGCCGGCTGGTCAGGGTGGGCCGGTAGCCCCGCCCTAGGCTTTCGGGTATGGCAGATCAACGCAGAGTTGGACACAGCGCACGACGCCGCATGGGTGCTTCCTCCAGCCATCTGGGTATGGCTGGCGGTCCAGGCGGCTCCTGGAGTCCTCCGTATGCCGGCTCTCCTGGTGGAGAAGCTGCCCTCGCCGGGGCTGAGCAGACAGCCCAGGGCAACGTCCAGATCCCCATAGCAGGAGGTCGAGTCATGAGTTCAGAAGGACGAGCCAAGGGGGTGCCACCGGAATATCCGACCGCCACCAAGCCTCCCCTGGGTGACAGCAGCCACTTCGTGGCCGGCGTGGCAGCCGGCGTCCAGGCTGAGCCGCACCCACCCCGAACCCGCGGTGGTCCCGAGATGGCGAACGCCAGGCTCACGGTATCCCCCTCCATGAAGGTGCCCCAGGAGTCCCCGGTGCCAACCCAGGGGGGAGGACGGCCCGTGCCCTCGACGCCCTCCCGCCAGGGCAGCTTCGGTGCCGGCCAGGGGGATGCATTCGGATGAGCGACCGCGGAGTCTTCCAAGGCCCTGCCCCCATGAACACAGGGCAGGGTGAAGGAGGGTACGAGTACGCGGACCACGTCCTCAAGGAGCCGCATGGCCCCACCTACGACATGGTCACGTCAGAAAAAGACGCGTCCACCAGGGATCCCCAGGACGCCCATTTTATGGGGCAGCTTCTGCCGGCAGCCCACTCCCGCTCAGAAGAGGTGCGCTCCTTCTTCAACGCCCAGTCGATCACCGGGTAACCCGTGCCCAGGGGCGTCTTCACCCCATGGCAGTACCTGCCGCCGTATAACTACGGCGCGCCTGGGAACGCCAACACGGTTGGCGGTGGCGGTGGCATCGGGCCGTATTTCCGCGATGCCATGGATGCCAGGCGGTCTGCCTACAACCAGACGCCAGCCGCTCAGTGGCCCGATGGCTACCTGGGGACCATCAACACCAGGAGACAGGACCGCCTCCTCGACGCCATTAAGAACCGTGCCAATCAGAGGTCTTATGTCAGGGGGGTCCACAAGGGCGAGCGGATCGATCCGGCTGACTACATGTACCCGCCCACGCTCCAGCCCGAGCGGGGCATCCAGCGCCAGATGATGACCGCGGTGCCTTTTGACACCATGGTGCTGAACGACCGCGGTGCCCCTCAGCTAGAGCTAGTCCCCCAGTACAGCCCTCGTGAGCAGGCGATGATGGGGGCCGAGCCAGGTATCGGACGCACCACCCAACTCCGTAAGCTCGCACCCCCCTGGAGGTAACGATGTCCGACTGGTTCTTTCACCCGGTAGGAGGTGAAGGAGAGGAAGCAGGAGGTGCCCCCGCCGGGGCCACGCCCAAGGCCCCAGGAGGAGACCAGGCCCCGCCCTTGCATCCTCTGACTGGCATGCCCAGTTCCATGCCCCAGGTAGGCGCGACCAGCCCGGTCAATGATCCCAGCCGGAACGTCTACCGCGGCACCCAGTTTGCCCAGACCGGCCTGGGCCGGTACATGAACCGCAACAACAACGGGATGCAGTTCAACAAGCCGGCGATCATGGGGGCCGTCAGGAACGGTATCCAGATGTACGACGACGCCAAGTACTACCGAACACACGGTATGGGAGCGGCGTTACGCACCGTCACCGGCTTGCCTCAGTTGCCATCCCACAGGAACGACGACATCAACTCCAGGTACCGTGCGAACACCGCCAGCACTCATGGGTCGTACCCCGGTCACATGGAGGCCGATGTTGCTACTCAGGCTGCTCACCCATCCGCCGATCCCAACGACCTTGTCTTCTGATGGGCAACTTTGACGAGTTCTTTCCGTTCGACCCAGGGTATGGGGCCTCTGCCAACGCGGCCCGGTGGCGGAAGATGGCGCAGCTATGGATGGCGGATGGTGTCCTCGCCAACTACCTGAACCAAATGAACGCCAGCATCGCCGGCAGCGTGGTCACGGTGCAGACCGGGGCGGTCTTCATCCATGGGTACTACGCCGAGCTACAGAACAACCAGACCTTTACAGTGGGTACCAACGGCACCATCGTGGCCCAGGTCAACTTCGCCAACGAGGTCGTGGCCCTGGTCTACCGCGACACCGTGGTGGATTACGGGACCGGGGGCTTTGAGCAGGACACCAACATCTGGGAGATCCCCATCTGGGGGGTGAGCGGCGGCACCACCCTCCTCGATTTACGGAACCTGATCAACCCGGCCACGGGGCTGCGCTGGACAGCCAACCAATCTGGGGCCACCTCTGTCGGCACTAGCTCTACCGCTCAGTTCAGCTTCGGCGTGGCTCGCATCCCCTACGCGGCTCTGGGATTCCTGCATGGCACCCTGCTCGTCCAGTTCAGTGACATGAGCGTGGCTCAGACCGTGGCCTGCTCACTGACTTATCAATGGGGACAGACCGACCAACAGCCCAACCCGATCACAGCAGCCGACACCATCACGCCGGCCAACTCTGCCGGATTCCCTACAGGTTCCAGCATTTCAATGCCGGTCTCGTTGATGACGCCTGTGCCAGTAACTCAAGGAAAGAAGACGTTCGGATGGAGAGTGACAGCGGGGACAGGACCGGGGATCACGGTGTCACAGATGACACTGAGCCTGTGGACGGGGGGCAGGCCCCCGGCAGCGTAGTCACCTATGAGGTCAACGACGAGGGTCAGTTCGTGAACACCGAGACCGGCGAGGAATATCCCCCTGGGCCGGATCTGGCCCCTCACGAGGAAACCATGCCCGACTGGCTGTGGAGTCAGCATGCCGGCACCACTGAGGATCTCCGACAAGAGGCTGACCTGTGACTCTGCTCGACTCCTACTTTCCATTTGACCAGCCCCCTGGGAATATGGCTACGCCGGCCAACTGGCGACAGATGGCGCGGCTGTTCTACGGAAGTGGGGTCGTCCCTGGTAATCAGAACCAGCTAGCCGCCACCATCTCCGGTGGCACGGTGACGATCCAGCCAGGAGCGGTCTGGGTCGACGGGTTCTTCGGGCAGAGCAACTCCAACAAGACCGTCAGCGGTGTCAGTTCTGGCCTCGTCGTGGCTCGCATGGATCTGACACAGCGGCAGATCTATTTTCTGTACCTCCCCGGCACGAGCACCCCTGGGCAGAACCCCCTAGCCAACACCTACGACATCCCGCTCTATCAGGTCGCGTCAGCTTCGGCCATGACCGATGTACGCCAGTGGTGCAATGCTGATCCGACCAAGGTCGCCCGCGGTCGGACACATCGCAACGCGGCCTACAACACCAGCACCACACTCTATCCCTATGGCTTCGACACCATCGACTATGGCAGTAACTGGAGCGCGTACACCTTCGTCTGTCCTTACGCTGCGGACTATCTCTGCCTCTCTCAGGTCGGATTTGATGCCAACGCTGCCGGCCAGTGGTACAACATACGACTCGTACACAACACCACCCTGCAAGCCTGGAGCGGGACTCCCACCTCCACTGGAGGGGCCATCATGGTGGTTCAGATTCAGGACATCGTGCCGTGCAAAGCCGGCGACACGCTGTATATCCAGCACAACTGCTCCACCAACGGCCTTGCCGGCAGGGTTGGTAGCTACTACGCCTGGTTCACGGTGAGGGCGCTGACGTGACCTTCATAGTCCCGGCCAACTTCCGCCAGCTTCCCCCGGTCTGGGAGATCGCCCAACCATTTCAGATCGACTCCACCGGGGCCGTCGCCTTCGATGCCGATCCGCGGCGATGGGCCATCAATCACATCCTGGCGATCCTGCTGACCATCCCAGGAGAGCGGGTCATGCGACCTACGTATGGCGTCGGCATCTACCGCTTCGTCTTTGAGAACGACGACCCCATCGAAGAGCAGAACATCATTGCGGACTTCAACACGCAGATCGCCACCTACGAACCGAACATCACGATCACCGAAGTCGAGTTCGTGCGCCAGAGTGAGCCTAACTACTCAGGGATCGTGATCATGATGATCTCCTTCACGGTGGGCAACTCACCCACCACCTACACGTTCTCTGTCAACCTCAACGGCAGCCAGGTGGAGATAACCGTATGAGTGTCGCCCCAGTCTCCATCAGCACCATCGCTGATGTCGTCAGCGGGAGTGTGACAGTCCCCCCTATTGACTACACCAGCCGGGACTACACGAGCCTGGTCAACGACATGCTGACCTTGATCCCGAGCTATCTGCCGGAATGGACCGACCGCGCTCCTGGCGACTTCGGAATAGTGCTCCTGGAACTCTTTGCCTACACCGGGGATGTGCTGTCGTTCTATATCGACCGGATCGCCAACGAGGCGTTTATTGCCACCGCCCAACAGCGCCAGTCGATACTCAACATCGCCACCCTGCTGGACTACACGCCCCATGGCAACGTAGCTGCGACGGTAGGTGATCCGAAGAACCCCCTCGCGCCACCAGGGTTGCAGTTCACCATTTCCTCGCCGGCACCTACCCCGGTTTTGATCCCCAAGAGCACCCAGGTGTCGACATTCCTGATCGGGTCTCCCATCGTCTTTGAGACCGTGGCAGACCTGTGGATCTATGGCGACGCGGTCTCCACGGCGATCAACACCACCAGCAGCGGAGCAGCAAATCAGCAGTTCTACCTGGGGGATACCACCGGCACCATCCCCTGGCCTCTCTACAACTTCACAGGCGGGGGCGGAAATCAGACGGTGACGGTGGGCGGCACAGCCTGGAGCCTGGCCCCCGGCAACAGCTTTGTGGGTGTGCCGGGTAGCGGCGTCGGCTCCCAGGTCTATACCGTCATCAATGGCAACACGGTCTTGTTCGGAAACGGCACCAACGGCAACGTGCCGGCCAACGGCGTCAGCATCTCGATCACCTACCAACCCGCGGCTCCAAACAACTACACCGGCCAGGTCGCGGCCATGCACGGCCAGACCACCGCAGGTGAGAACATAGGGATCTCAGACGCCACGCCCAATCAGATGTACACCCTCTTCAACACTCCTGTGGTAGATGGAACCGTCCAGGTATTCGTTGATGAGGGCAGCGGCCCGGTCATGTGGACATACCACCAGCGCATCATCGACGCCTTTTCCACCGAGAGTGCGTACACCCTCTCCGTTGACGCTAACGGCGTCGTCACCGTCGTCTTCGGGGATGACCTGACCGGGCGCATCCCGGCTCCTGGGGCAGTCATCACAGCCAGCTACATGGTGGGTGGAGGAGCCATCGGCAACGTGGCCCCGAACTCACTCAATCAGTTGGTCACGGGTATACAGGCGATCAGTTCAGTCACCAACTCTCAACCGGCTACCGGCGGGGCTGATGCCGAAACCACCGACCATATTCGTACACATGCTCCGCTATCGATCACCGCGATCAACCGAGCGGTGGCACTGGACGACTATGCCGCCTTGGTGCTGAACATCCCGAGCGTTGCCAAGGCCGCTGCCATCTCCACGGCCTACAACGCGGTGAACATCTACATTCACCCCGCCGGCAGCTTCATTGCAGACGTGCCCACGTTGATCAATCGAGTGAACGCTCTGGCCCCCTCGATCACCAACTCCAATATGACTGGGCAGATGGATAACAAGAAGATGGTAGGTGTGTCCATCGTCATCCTGCCGCCTCAGTACAACAAGAATGGAGTGCTCCAAGCCGGCTACGTCCCGGTCAACATCACAGCCAACGTGGCGGTGCTGCCGAACTACCATCAATCCACGGTGCAGAGCGCGGTGGCGGCGACGCTCCAGAACCTCTTCTTGTTCTCGGTAGTGGACTTCGGCTCCAGGATCACCCTGTCGAGCGTCTACCACGCGGTCATGGAAGTCGAGGGCGTGG